CCCTAGGAGGACCAAATGCCCCCCATGACCGATAACCCCTTCGGCGACCTCGACGGCACCCCCATCGACCGCGCCGCCGTCAAACTCTCCGGCTCCGGCGCCATCACCCGCCGCCTCACCCCCGACGAGCCCATCGCCCTCATCGTCTACGGCCACGCCGGCCTCCCTGCCATCTCCCGCGACGCCGAAGACGAGCTCGTCCGCACCCACCCCATCAAATCCACCTACATCACCGAGCTCACCCCCGAGCTCCTCGGCCGCCTCGCCGGCAAACGCAAAACCCACACCATCATCGACGCCATCCGCGAGGCCTCCGACCTCACCCAAGGCATCGTCCACCTCCCCATGGATGACGACGCCGAGGAGGCGCCGCCCGAGGACGACCCCCCGGCGGAGGACCCCGATGCCGACTGAGCAACGCCACAAGCGCCAAGGCGCCGGCGTCGAAGTCAAGGTCTTCGCCGAAGTCGACGGCGTCCGAATGGCCGTTTGCTCTGGCCGCGTCGGCTCCGAGCATTGGAGCGAAGAATCGAAGGACGGCACCGCCTACGTCGAATCCGTCAACTACGAGGACCTCGCCACCGCCATCGAGAACATCACCAAAACCAAACTCCTCGCCGAGGTCCGCCGGCGAATCGGACACCGCACCATTCACCAACTCGAGGAGGACGCCAAAGAGGCCCTCGAGGCCCTCGCCTCCGCCCGCGAGGAGGCGCCCGCCTAATGGCTCGACAAGGCCGACCCCCCAAACCCACCGCCCTCAAACTCATCGACGGCAACCCCGGCAAACGCACCCTCCAGGCCGACCCCAAACCACCCCCGTCGAAACCACGCCGGCCCCAATGGATCGTCGGCTACGCGAGGACCGAATGGGAGCGCGTCGTCCCCATGCTCGACGGCCTCGGCCTCCTCATCGCCGTCGACCGCACCGTCCTCGCCGCCTACTGCGAAGCGGCCGCCGGCCTCAAGGCCGCCTCCACCGACCTCCGCAAACGCGGCTACCTCGTCGAGTCCGCCCGCGGCGACGGCTACCTCATCAAGAACCCCTCCAATCAACTCCTCAAAGATTACGCCCGCCTCGTCTCCACATATTCGGCCATGCTCGGCCTCTCCCCCGGCGACCGCGTCCGCCTCTCCGGCGAGGCGCGCCCCTCCGTCGACCTCGGCCTCGAGGCCGCCCTCCGATGACTCGAGGCCCTCGAGCGCGAGCCCGTAACCTCTAACCCCCATGAGCCCCACCCCCGAGCACGCCTTCGTCGAGGAATGGGCCGACCACGCGGTCAAATTCTTCGAGCGCATCCTCGTCCACACCAAAGGCCGCTACGCCCGCTCCCCATTCATCCTCGCCGACTGGCAACGCGACGACATCATCCGACCGCTATTTGGGACCGCGCGATGGGATCCGCAATACGAGGAATGGGTGCGCCTCTACACCGAGGCATGGTTCGAGCTCGGCCGCAAAAACGGCAAATCGGAAAAGCTGGCCGGCATCGCCCTCCTCCTCCTCGTCGCCGACTCCGAGGAGGCCGCCGAAATCTACGGCGCCGCCCGCGACCGCGAGCAAGCGGCCCTCGTCTTCTCCGTCGCCGCCCGCATGGTCCGCCTCTCCCCCATCCTCGACTCCCGCCTCCGCATCATCGAATCCCGCAAAACCATCATCGACCCCCTCACCGACTCCGTCTACCGCGTCATCGCCGCCGACGCCGCCGGCAACCTCGGACAAGACCCCTCCGGCATCATCTTCGACGAAATCATCAGCCAACCTTCACGCGAGCTCTATGACACCTTCCGCACCTCATTCGGCTCCGGCTCGAGGCGTCAACCCCTCCTCGTCGCCGCCACCACCGCCGGCAACGACCCCTCATCATTCGCCGCCCATGAGCACCAAATAGCGGCCGCCATCGCCGAGGACCCCTCCAAGGCGCCCCACCGCTTCGTCTACATTCGCAACCTCCCCGAGGACGCCGACCCATGGGACGAAAAAAACTGGTATCTACCCAACCCCGCGCTCGGAGACTTCCTCTCCCTCGAACGCTTCCGGCAAGAGGCCCTCGAGGCCAAGGTCGACGCCCTCAAAGAAAACTCATTCCGCCAATACCGGCTCAACCAATGGGTACAACAAGCCACTCGAGCCATCCGCCTCGAGGAATGGGACGCCTGCGGCACCCTCCTCGGCGAGCCCGACGAGCTCCTCGGCCGGCGCGCATTTGGGGGCCTGGACCTCGCCGCCACCACCGACCTCGCCGCCCTCAAACTCGTCTTCCCCCCGCTCGCCGGCGAGGACCAAAAGGTTCCCCTCCGGCTTCCCACCATCTCCCGCTATTGGATGCCCGAGGCCATGGTCGACACCCTCGACAAGGCCACCGGCGGCCGGCTCTCGGTTTGGGTGCGCGAGGGTTTCATCACCGCCACCCCCGGCGACGTCATCGACTACGACGTCGTCCACGGTGACATCGCCGCCCTCGCCACCAAGTACGAACTCGTCGACCTCTCCCTCGACGTCTGGAACTCGACGGCGACGGTGAATTGGTGCCAAGCCAACGGCATCGTCGCGGTCCCCATGGCCCAAACATTCCGAGCCCTAAGCCCCCCCACCAAGGAGCTCCTCCGGCTCATCAAACTCAAAGCCATCGCCCACAACGGCAACCCCGTCGACCGCTGGAACGTCGACGCCGTTGAGCTCAAACGCGACGTCGCCGACAACGTCCGCCCCATCAAGCCCGACCGCCGCAACACCGGCAAACGCATCGACGGCTTCGTCGCCCTCATCATGGCCGTCGACGGCTACCTCCGGCGCGGCGTCTCAAGGCGCTCCGCCTACGAGGACGAGGACGTACAAACCATCTAGGAGGCCCCCCCATCGAACTCACCGCCACCCTCATCCTCATCGCCGCCCTCACCGGCCTCGGCCTCTACGCCGGCACCGAGCTCGCCCTCCGAGCACGCCTCCGCAAACAAACCGTCATCGTCGTCCTCAAAGGCGACGTCTACGGCGGCGCCGGCCCATCCTGGCGCGGCGTCCTATGGCGACAAACCCCTCGTCACATCATCCTCCTCGGCGCCGAATTCCTCGAAGGCGACGGCGCGGTCCCAAGTGACGGCTTCATCGTCCTCCCGCGCTCTAACATCGCGTGGATACAACGCCCCGAGGAGCGATAGTTGCCCGTCATCTCATCATCCGGCGCCCTTACTGAACTCGAGCGCCGCCCCACAATCTTCACGGCCGGCGGCTCCGTCGCCCTCTACAACAACCTTCGACTCACCTACGCCAAAATCGTCGAAACCCAACCCAACGTCCGCACCGTCATCTCGTTCCTCGCCCGCAACATCGCCCAATTAGGCATCCACCTATTCGACCGAGTCGACGACGTCGACCGCGTCCGCATCACCGACCACCCCTTCGTCGAGGCCCTCAAAACTCCCAACCCCCTCGACCGCCGCATGACCCGCTACCGGCTCATCCACGCCACCGTCTCCGACCTCTGCGCCTACGACGCCGCCTACTGGGCGCTCGTCAAGGCCCCCGACGCCAACCGCCCCGGCATCGTCCGCCTCCCCGCCGACCGCGTCGCCGTCATCGGCGAATCCTGGCTCTGGCCCGAGGCCTACGAGCTCCGAGGCAACCGAGGCAAGCTAGTTATGACCCCCGACCAAGTCGTCCACTTCCAAGGCTCCCTCAACTTCGAGGACCCCCTCATCGGCACCTCGCCCATCGAAACCCTCCGCCGCATCCTCGCCGAGGAGGCCTCCGCCGGAGAGTACCGCGAGCAATACTGGCGAAGCGGCGCCCGCATCTCCGGCGTCATCGAACGGCCGGCCGACGCCCCCCCCTGGTCGACTCCCGCCTCCGACCGATTCCGCACCTCATGGACCGCCGCCTACACCGGCTCCGGCCCCTCCGCCGGCGGCACCCCCATCCTCGAGGACGGCATGCACTTCACCGAAACCTCCGGCTCCGCCCGCGACTCCCAATACATCGAATCCCGCAAACTCACCCGCGAGGAAACGGCCGCCGTTTACCACGTTCACCCCGCCTTCGTCGGCATCCTCGAGCACGCCAATTTCTCCAACATGCGCGAGCAACACCGCTCCCTTTACATGGACACCCTCGGCCCTTGGATAGTCATGCTCGAGGAGGACCTCGAGGCGCAAGCCCTCCCCGCATACGCCACCACCGAGGAGCTCAAAACCTTCTACATCCAATTCAACATCGCCGAGAAACTCCGCGGCTCCATGTCCGAGCTCGCCGAGGACGTCATCCGACTCGTCGGCCGGCCCGTCCTCACCGCCAATGAAGGCCGCGCCCTCCTCAACCGCAACGCCCTC